CACCGTAATGGGATATAAATCATGAGCAACGTGGCGATAATTGGATATGGATTTTGTGGCAAGGCAACACATAAGATTCTAAAACAAGTAGAAACAATTAATAGAATACAAATACATGACCCGCAATGGCAGATGTATAAGAAACCCATTACTGATTGGAGGGGTATAGACTATGCATTCATATGTGTGCCTACTCCGATAACTGACGGCGAACTCAAGTTTAATTATGGTCACATCCTAGATGCTACCGTGGAGATTCCAGAGGGTGTGCAAATTGTTATCCGCAGTACTGTTGGCCCAGAAGCATTGTCCCATACTTGGATTCACTGGCCAGAGTTTCTACGGGAAAGTCATTGGGAACAAGATGCCGAGGATATGTCCATACCAATTATCCTTGGTGGCCACATGAGCGCCGTAAAAAGCAACATGACATCAAAATCGCTCAAAGAAATGAGTGGGTGGTTTCCACACCGCGAAAGTGTAATTCTTACTGGTGCAAAAGAAGCCGCGATTTACAAGTTGTCTAGAAACGCTATGTTGGCCGCAAAGGTTGTCATGTGCAATTATATACACAGTGTATGTAAGGAACAGAATTGTTCTTACAGTGAAGTTGCCAGTATGTTGTTGAACTTTGGTAACCTTGGTAATACTCATATGAGTGTGCCCGGCCCAGATGGCGAACATGGTTTTGGTGGTTCGTGTTTCCCGAAAGACATCTCGCATCTTGCTGGGTTGCAACTAGATTCAAGTCACTACGCGGTTGATAATATTTTTGATGCGGTACTGGAGTGCAATGAGCGATATCGTAAAACTGTATAAAGATATTGCAGAAAGAAACAATGCAGTAGGTGATGGGTTTTGTGTTCTCAAGTGGTGGCACTTGGAAATGCATTTGGGTACTGGCAACTATCATTCTTGTTTTCATTGTCCCCAGCAGAATCTAAAACTCGGTGAAGACATACACAACACCCTTCACAAAATGCAACAACGAAAAACTATGTTGAGGGGTGGGAGACCCGAAGAATGTTCTTATTGTTGGAAGGCGGAAGATGCGGGTGCTGTAAGCCCTAGAACAACTCTCTCTGCCATATACACTGAGATGCAACCAGACATAATAGAAACCACTGCGTCACTGGAGTGGGACGAATATGTTTATCCAAAATATCTGGAGATGAGTTTTTCAAATACATGTCAGATGAAATGTTCTTACTGCGCCCCATCATTGAGTTCTACTCTGTTGAAAGAAATTAAAGACATGGGTGCGTACCCATTGAAAGACCCAGAGAGTAGAGGTCAGTATGAGTTGAATGGCACGGAAGAACTTTATAAGGATGACAATAACCCCCTAGTCAAAAAGTTCTGGAGTTGGTTTGACACTGCTATAGAACATCTTGACACACTACGGATTACTGGTGGCGAACCCTTGTTACACAAAGGTATGTTTGATATGTTGGAGTACTTGAAGAATTCTCCGCATGATATAAACTTCCATGTAAACAGTAATCTATCAATATCAAACCGTAGAGTTAAACAGACATGTGACCTTCTACCATCAAAGTCTAAAGTGTATGCTAGTGTTGATACATATGGAAAACAGGCAGAGTGGATTCGACACGGGCTTGATTGGGAACTTTTTGAAGAGAATGTCCTAACGGTCATTGACCACGGAATCCCAATTAGTTTTATGACAACATTTTGTCTTCTTAGTATACCTAACTTCAAAGACTTCTTGTACTATGTTATACAATTAAAAGACATAGGTGATGTTAAGATAGACACCCCATTTATGACAAACCCACCTCATTTATCATGTCTTATAATGGATGATAAGATGCGGGATATGCTAGAGGACAGTTACCAATTTATGGTAGAGAATAGTGAATTCAATGAAGCAGAAGTAATTAAATTTGAGAGAGTTCTTAAATGGGTTGACAATAATAGGTACACCGGAGAACGCCTAAATAGACACAGGAGAGACTTTAAAACCTTTGTCGATGAACATGATAAACGCAGGGGTAGTAATTGGCACGATGCATTCCCCGAACTAAAATATTTTTATGAGTTATGTGATGTCTGAGAATAAACCCAACGAATACTGGATGGAACAACTCAAAGAGAAACGAGAAAAGATTAATTCTATCTCGCCTTCTTTTTGTTCTGCTAAGTGGTTACAGACAACTTTGTATTTGCAGAATGGATACAATCATTCTTGTCACCACCCGTCACCACACAAAATCCCTGTTAAAGAAGTGTTGGAAAATCCAGCTGCTCTCCACAACAGCAACTATAAAAAACAACAAAGAATTAAAATGCTCAATGGTGAAAGACCCAAAGAGTGCGACTACTGTTGGAAGATAGAAGACCAAGGCAAAGACCATTACTCAGACCGACATTACAAAACTGCCGATTGGTGGTCGTGGGATAAAGTTGACCTTATCGCAACCAGTAATCCAACTGAAGATGTATACCCATCATACCTAGAAGTATCATTTAGTAATGCGTGTAATTTTGCGTGTGCTTATTGTTCACCGGAAATCAGTTCTACTTGGATGAAAGATATCGAAGAGAACGGTGACTACCCAGTTAAGTTTGGTTCTGGTAACTTAGACTATTTGCGTTCAGTTGAAAAGTTCCCATACAAACACTCAGATGCCAATCCATATGTTGATGCGTTTTGGAAATGGTTTCCAGAAGCCCTTCCCCACTTAAAGGTGTTTCGTGTTACTGGTGGTGAACCAACCATGAGTAAAGATGTTTGGAAAGTTCTGGATTACATATACGAAAATGCACAACCAGAACTGTCGATTGCAATCAATAGTAACCTTGGCACAGACCCTAGACTTATACAGAGGTTGATTGATGCATGTAACAAACTAGAGGGCAAGGTTAAACAGATTGAGATATATACCAGTTGTGAGGCTATCGGTGAACAGGCTGAATACATTCGGGACGGGTTAGATTACAATTACTGGATGGCTAATTGTGAACGGGTGTTATCAGAGACAAATGCCAATGTTGCTATTATGACAACATTAAATATTTTGAGTATGACAACATTCAATGACTTCATCGAAGACATAATGAAACTAAGAATAACGTACAACAAGGATTTGGCGAACAATCGCATACCATTGAGTGTAAACTACTTGCGATTCCCCCCACACCTACAGTGTACGTTGTTAGATATAGACACGAGAATATCTTATGCGAATCAATATGAACTCACGGCAAAGAGTTGGTTGAAGTATGACTCACCTGATAAATTTGCAAGAATATACTTGGAAGAATATGACCAGATACAGAGGTTCTGTGAATACTTGCGGGGAGAAGATAATACTGCTAAAAAATACAGGGCAGACTTTGTAAATTATATAAAAGCGTATGATATCAGAAGATCGAAAAACTTTAGCGAAACTTTCCCAGAATACACACATTTATTGGAGGAGTGGAATGTCCAAAAAATACATTCATGTTAATATGCATAAAATCCGTGCCAACAAAAAACATGGAACGGATGAACCTGTCCTTACAGTGAAGGAAGGTAGAAAAAATACTTATGGTCACAGGGTAAAGATACACGGGCCGAGTGAAGTTTTGTATGGTGGTAATGATAAACCGTTATTGCCATGCGGTGCAAGAGTTGTTATAATGACAGAAGCGGAGATAGAGATTGAGTAACGAATTTGATTTAATTAAGTATCGAAAGGATATTCTGGATACTAAGTCAGAAAGTTTTTGCGGTGCTAAGTGGTATAATGCAACTACATGGTTGGGAAGTGGTACAACCGCTTCTTGTCATCACCCCCCAGCTCACAAAATTCCACTACATGAAATTGCAGTCAACCCATCTGCCATTCATAATACGCAACACAAGAAGGCGATGCGTAAGATGATGCAGAATGGAGAACGGCCTCGTGAATGCGAGTATTGCTGGAAGGTCGAAGATATGCCGACTGAAGCTGTTAGTGACCGTGTTTATAAATCAATCATTTATTCAAACGATGACTTGCAGAAGGCACAAGATGCCGACTTCAATGATAACACTTTGTTGAAGACTTTTGAGATTGCATTTGACCGGACATGTAACCTTGCTTGTTCTTATTGTAATTCTAGTTTCTCCACTACATGGGCAAAGGACATTAAGAAGAATGGCCCGTACCAGAATATGGTATCCGATGGTGCTGCTGCATTTCAACACGATGGTGAGTGGGCAGACCCTTATGGAAAGAAACAAGAGAACCCTTATGTAACTGCTTTCTGGGATTGGTGGGATGATGGTCTTTCTAAGAGTCTAGAAGAATTGCGTGTTACTGGTGGCGAACCATTGATGTCTGACCAAGTGTGGAAACTTTTTGATTGGTTTCAAAAGAACCCATCCGATATGAGGTTTGCTGTTAATTCAAACTTGATTGCGAAACCAAGTATCATTGATAAGGTAATAGAAAAGTCTCACGGACTCAAACACTTCCACCTATACACAAGTTGTGAGAGTACAGGCAAACAAGCCGAGTATATTCGGGATGGTCTTGATTATGATATGTGGTATAATAATGTAGTTCGATTGATTAAAGAAGGTAACTGCGAAGGCATCAATATAATGATGACTGTCAATAGTCTGTGCCTATTTAATATTACCGATTTCCTAGAGGACGTATTTAAACTAAAAGAAATCAACCAGAGTAAGACACCCGTGTTCAGTGTTAACCTGTTGAGGTTTCCAAGTTTCCAGAGTCCACTGGCATTACCAGACCATATAAAGGATTACCTCAGAAACAAACTATCCGATTGGTATGAAGATAACAAGGACAGGGATTACTGGCATGACTTTGAGAAGGCTAGTATTGAGAGGTTGATTGACTACTTAGAAGTTGTTGATGCACCACATAGACGGACTAGTGACAAGATGACTCTCTGGCGAGACTTCAAGACCTTCTACGCGCAATATGACACCCGCCGTGGTAAGACTTTGGATGTATTTCCAGAAATCCTTACTGATTGGGTGGATACTATCCCCGACACCGTAACCGAACAAATCGTACAAATGGTGGATGGTGATAGTACCAGACAGTACGACAATGACCCAGACTTGCAAAAGGTTGCAGATGAAGAGGGTTGGGTTTTGAAACCCGACAATAAAAACATCGATGAAGCACTAGGTGACTATGACAAGTAGGCTCAACATTAACGGGTCTGGGTTTTGTACTGCGCCATGGACACACACTTACGTTTCTCCTCAAGGGGAGAGGCGACTGTGTTGTGCCAGTAGAGAAGAAGCTAAATTCCAAAAACAATATTTGGATAGTGGTACTAAGAAAGGCAAGTTTGAACCAGAGACATTAGAAGAACACTGGAACAGTGATTATATGAAAGACATTCGCAAGAGAATGTTGGCCGGTGAAAAACTAAAAGAATGTGAAGTATGCAATGACCAAGTTTTAAATCTACATACTTACAGGAAGTATTTTACTGAGACATTGTTTCCACACAAGGTGGAAGATATAATCGCCAATACTGCGATGGATGGCACTTATAGTGACCTCCCAGTTTCATATGACTACCGCATATCTAATCTATGCAACTTTAAATGCCGCATGTGCGGAGAACAACTTTCGTCTAGTTGGGAGGCAGAGAAAAAGAAACATAATCTCATTGATGTTAAACAAGACCCTTGGATGGAACCCACTAATAGAAAGAAGATAACCAATTTCCAAGAAGAAGTATTGGAAGTGGAATTGCAGAGGGCTGTTGATAATAAGACGATAGAAGAAATCTATTGGGTTGGCGGTGAACCATTGATGTGGGAACGTCATTGGACTATCATGCAACAGTTGGTAGACAATGGTCACTCGAAAAATGTCACCATCCGTTATAATACAAATCTGAGCCGTGTCAAGTATAAAGACTATAACTTGTGGGACATGTTGCCACACTTCAAGAATGTTAACATATGTGCCAGTATTGATGGTGCGTATGATGTCGGTGAATATATCAGAGATGGGTTGGTATGGAGTGAGTGGATAGAGAACTTTAAATCGGGTATGTTTCTCATTGACCAATTTGGTGATGATGCATTGGTGCTTGATGTAACACTAACTACGCCGGGATTATTTCATCTCAAACAGATGTTTGATGTTGCTAGGTCACTTGATGTAAAATCGTACTTCAAGTTCACTTATGCATTCGACCCCAGTGTTGTCATGTCACCTTTCTGTTTACCTAAAAATATTCTTGAACCATTGGTAAATGATTTACTGGAATACATTGAACCCAACCTAACATGGAAGACTAAGGTGTATAAAGAATCATTGGTGAGTCTAATAAATAGAGAGTCGTTTGATGAACAATGGCCGAACTCATATAAAGATGGACTTAAACGTGGTAAAGAGTTTCAAGTTTATCTAGATGATTTGAGAAATACTAAATTGAAATTCGTGGATACACTTCACGGAGATGCTGTGGATTGGTGGGATAGAATATGAGTAAAACATTTTGTCCTTTGCCTTGGAATCACTTAGCAACCCATCCTCATGGGATATGCACCCTGTGTTGCGAATCAAACCAAGACGATGGTATATCACAAGCCTTTAATGATACGAAGAATGATGCCTTCCGTAATGCATTGACACTACAGACGGTTGAAGATTTCTCTGAGATTACAAACTCCGATAGTTTTAGTAAAGTTAGATTGCAGATGCTCAATGGCGAAAAACCTATTGAGTGTAACAAGTGTTGGGATGCGGAAAGTGTAGGGAATAAAAGTAAACGGTATTACGAGAGTCGCCGACTTCCATTGACGTTGGAAGAGGCAATAGAAAATACAAATGATGATGGTACACTCAAGGAAGTTAACTATGAGTTTGTAGAACTGCGACTAGGCAATCATTGTAATGTCCAGTGCCGAACATGCAATCCATATTCGAGTTCTCGTTGGTTAAAAGATTGGGATACGGTAAATCCAGAAAGACGGTCTCTCCCAGAGTTTACGAGAGTAAGTAGTTTTAACTGGCCCTTGGATGAAGATTTCTGGACTAAGTTATTGGATAGAAGTGGTAACCTAAAGTGCCTGTATATCAATGGTGGTGAACCCTTTCTCATAGACAAACATTTTGCATTCTTAGAGACATTGGTTGAACGGGGAATCGCAAAGGATGTTGAGATAGTATATTCTACCAACTGTACAATTATTAACCATTCATACGAAGACATATGGAAGAACTTTAGAAAGGTTCAGTTTATGTTATCGATTGATGACCTTGAAGAAAGGAACGAGTACATCAGAACATACACCGCATGGGGAAAGGTGTTGTCGTTTGTTGAGTGGATGGATGAGATATGCGGCAAGTATGATAACTTGGATTATAACATATTACAAACGGTGTCGGTATATAACATTTTATACATCCCAGAGTTCTACGAATATTTCAAGGGGTTTCATATAAGTCACAACTTTGTAAATGACCCTGCTCACTTTGACCCGTTGATACTACCACGGGATGTGCAAGAAATAATTGTAGATAGAATCGGTGACCTTACAGATGATGTTGCGAATTACTTAAATGTGAAAAGAAAACAAGGGGACATTTCGGTTGCTAATCTTTCGCCACTGCAAACCTTTTTTGAAAAGACCAGAACTATGGACACAATGAAAAAGACTTCATTTGAGGATACGTTCCCAGAACTTTATGAGTTGATAAAAAATTATGAGTGATAGAAAGAATATATGTATGTTGCCGTGGGTTCATCTACACACATGGCCGAATGGAAATGTCTACCCATGTTGTTTAACCCCAATGGAACATATTGCTGGCAATCTGAACGAGAATAGTTTGGAAGAGATATACAACAGTGATTTAATAAAAGACATTCGGGTTAAGATGATAGATGATGAAAGACCAGAACCCTGTAATCGATGTTACCACCATGAAGATGCTGGTGGCATGTCAATGCGACATAGAGCAAACACTAGTTGGTCTAAATACGAACACATGATTGATGAGACCAAAGAGGACGGTACGGTAGAAGAAATGAAACTACCATACTGGGACTTTAGGTTTTCTAATATCTGCAATTTCAAATGTCGTAGTTGTGGCCCTCAGTTGAGTACTGGTTGGTATCCTGATATTAAGAAGATTGCTGTCATGGAAACTGGTAGGTCTTTCCTACCCGATGATATTCCAAAGAACAATAAGTTTGATTTGTGGGAACAGATAGAACCATACTTTGAAGATGTCGAAGAGATATACTTTGCCGGCGGCGAACCTCTTATAATGGAAGAACACTATCGCATTCTAAAAAAACTTGATTCGATGGGGAGACATGATGTTTTGTTGCGATACAATACAAACTTCAGTGAGATGCGATATAAAGATTTGCATGTGTTGGAGTTCTGGCCCAAGTTTAAAAATGTAGAAGTTGGTGCAAGTATTGACGGCATGGGCGAGGAGGGTGAGTTCATCCGCAGTGGATTTAGTTGGCAACAATTTAAAGACAACAGAACTAAAATGAAACAGACATGCCCTCATGTAAACTTTTATGTGAGTAGTACAATCAGTATTCAGAATGCCTATCATATAGTGCCATTCCACCATAAACTTGTTGAGGGTGGATGGATTGATAGTTATAATTCGTTCAATGTTAACATTGTCACCGAACCAAACCATCTTGATATAAGAATTTTACCACAACATCATAAAGTTAAATTAGAGAAACTTTACCAAGAACACATTGACATGTTATCCGATGTAGGTGATTGGTCTGCAAAACAGGGGTTCGATAGTTTGAAAAACCATTTGATGCAAGATATCGAAACTGCCGGAGAACATCTTGAAGTGTTCAAATACAAGATGAAACAAGTTGACAAGATACGAGAAGAAAACTTTTCGGAAACTTTCCCAGAGATGAGTGATTTGTATGGGCTTTAAAGAAACCAAGACACGGGACGCTGATGATTATTTCTTTGACGAAAGTTACTCTGCTGATAGTTTTTTGATGTCAGCAAAACCGATGTTAAATAAGATTATTGTGATTCGGTTATGTAATTCAAGGGATAGTAGTGTAGAACCATTTGATATGAAAATACAACTAGATGATAATCCAGCTGTTGATTTGTGGTATCAGAGATTTAAATATGAGTTAAAGTCGGAAGCCTTTTTCAGAAAAGAACATGTGTTTATGGGTGAGAGTACTCTCACTACAGAGGAAATGATTGGTCGGGTCAATACCACATTAGACCATATATCCAAGTTTGACTTTGTTGCCGAACAGTGGTCACGGTGGCATGACTTTGTTGCTGCAGACCAGACAAATGTTATTGACCACCCCATCAGTGAGAACCCAGACATATCCGTTAGATTGACAATGGAAGATTTTGCGGGTGGCAATGATAACAAAAAAATGAATATTGTTCATAACTACTTCCCCCTTCTTAGCGGCCCGGCCCTCAAAACCGCCGCATATATGTACATAGCTACAGATAGTATTAAGGCGAGTATCATGCGTTTGAACTTAGAGGTTCACGAACTCCATACTACCTTACAGAATGATAGTGATGCGCCGGAAGACTTTAATATGCATCTCAATATATCATGGCAACGGGCTCCAAAACATCTACCGTCATTGCCAGATTGTTTCAATGAATTGTTTACACCATACAATAAGTTTGGTGATGTGCTGTTGGGGTTTCCACAAGTTGGCAAGACTCACATAGAGGCATACGCAGAAGAAGACGAAGAATTAGAAGATGAACACATCGAACCTATTAAGTTTTTAGCCGGAGACATGTTAATAAAATTATCAACTGATATGGATGATAATTGGGTGGATGGATTTCATGCGTGGTTGGTTGAACAGGGATTAGACCCAAATGACCCAGCTGGAAGATATGGGTTTGCGAAACTTGGTCGGGTTGTAGACTGTGATTTGGAATATGTGCGTAACAGTATATCGGGTAAGTATGATGACATAGATAAGATAACTATTACAGACCCACTCGCCGGAGATGAAGAATATCACTACCCATATAGTAGATTTGATGATAATTACAAGGAGAAGTTTTTGGAGTATTTAAATGACTGATACGATATGCGTGTTGCCTTGGGTACATACCGAATTCACTACAGACGGAACATCAAACCCATGTTGTTTGTATCGCGCTGAACCAATGGGAGATCTGAAATCGGAGAATTTCCTAGATGTTTGGAATGGGGAAAACTATACCAATCTAAGAAAAGAATTTCTTGCAGGGGGGAAACCAAAAGGTTGTTCTCAGTGCTGGGAAGGTGAAGAAGCTGGATATCAATCAAAACGATTGCAGGACAATAAACGGTTTGCAAAACAGTTTGATGAAATAACGGAAACTCGGAACTTTATTGCTACCGATACACCAAAGTATCTTGACTTGAAATTTGGTACTTTGTGTAATCTGAAGTGCCGAACATGCGGCAGTATTAATAGTTCAAATTGGCAAACTGATGAGAAGAAGTTATATGGTAGAATTCTAAACAAAAAAGACCCATTGTGGATTGTTAAAAACCCAACGGTGTGGGATGAACTGTTTGAAATTATGCCATTGGTGGAACAAATGGATTTCACAGGTGGTGAACCATTTATGATAGCAGAACACTTTGACTTGTTGCGAAGAGTCGTGGAGTCTGGCCATGCCCATCATGTATCGTTGCATTATAACACAAATGGAACTATTCGCCCATCACAAGAGATATTCGATTTATGGGAACAGTTTAAGTCGTGTGAAATAATGTTTAGTCTCGATGGAATATATGAGAAATTTGAATACATGCGACACCCAGCAAAATGGGATGAAGTCTGGAACAATTACAACCACTTCAAATCGATAGATTGGATGCATGTACAAGTTTGTCATACGGTAAGTATTTACAATGTTTATTACTTAGAAGAGTTTATAGAAAAGTTTGGCAGAGAAAACATATACCTTAACTTGTTGCATTTCCCTAGGGCCTATTGCGTTAGGAATATGCCAGATAAAGTAAAAGAACGGGTTGCTCAGAGACTTATAAATATCCCTGACATGGAAGACATAATTTCTTTTATGAATCAAGAACCACATTACGATAAATTAGACCTTGGGTTTTTGTCCGTGACTGAAAAACTGGACGAAATAAGAAGTGAAAATTTCAGTGAATGCTTTTCAGAATTTTATAGGATATTGGTAGATGGCGGAATCAACGAAGAACCTTGGGTCGTTAGAGAATACTTTAGACCAGTTAGTCAGTGAGGTTTCTGGTCTCAGAAGTGAACTGGCAGATTTAAAAAGAATCAACACCAGTGTCTTGAATAAACATTTGGTGCGGAAGGGGTCTGAGAGAGAACAACATTATATCTTCTTTGATAAGGTGAGTCAACAGTATGATCTCGACGATTCGATAACATGGCCTGCGTGTAATGGTTCTGCCCATCCAGCATCAAATGGCGTTTTTGAAAACATCACTAACGTCATTGGTTATTATCAAAACGTAGACTGGCCTTTCAAAGTATGTGATATTTCAACTTTCGATCCACCCAGCAGACACAAAGAAACCAATAATCTTTACTTCTTAGAACCCCAGTTTATATTTACTGAGGCTTGGTCAGATTGTCTTGCAACGCTTTCGCCCGATGTAGTGGGATACCTACAAAACAGGCAAATGGCATTAGTACTGTGGTTTCCGCACGAAGGAATGAATTTTCATACTGGATTTAACGCCGTGGGTTGGATGCACCAGTTCCACTTGCAGATGAAGGAACACAATTTAGAAAATTGCATTGCGTATTTTGTGTTTGGTGACCTTGAGTGCCAACGCAATTATGACGAGTGGTTCAAACACCAAGGTGCCGGACGGACAGATTTCCGATTTGAAAGGGTAATTTCTTATGACTATTTTCACAGGGAGTATTGGACTGAGTACTCAGAAAGAACTGGAGTCTTTATAAACAGAACCCACGATATAGATTACATGTCCGCCGAAGCTTATGGTAACTCTGAACTTATCGGTGCATTTAATGACTCTGTGTGTATTCCATACGAACACTTTGACCCACAGTTGTTAATACACTCGCCAAACCCTTCAATTCAGAATTCATATGAAGGATGCCAAACAGATGAGGTTCTCGTGGGAGTTCCACATGGCCACGAAAAGACAAAAGACTTGGTGTGTTTGAATGCACGACCAAGGTCACATAGACCGGCCCTTGTTTCTGAATTGCATAGGTTGGGATATAACAATGATAATTCTTATGTGAGTTACCTTAATAGAAATGATATGCCAAACATCGACTGTACAGAACATCCAGTAGAGAATCCTTGGAAAGAAAATATGTACAATGGAAGTGATATAACACAATTCACTGCCAGAAATAATGGATCCTTTGTTTGTTTTCTATCACACGATGTTCAAATTGAATATCTGTATAAATTCTGGTTGAATAGAGACACTGTTATTGCAGACGCAACAACTGCACAGGTTAACCAAGATGACAGGTTAATGACTACGAGTATGTACAAGGATTCGTTTTTCAGTCTTGTCTCAGAAACACTTTTCAGCGATGACCCACATTCGTTGTTCATCACAGAGAAAACATATAAATGTATTGCTTACAGACACCCATTCATGGTTGTTGGTAGTGTGGGTACACTGCGATATCTTAGGCATCTTGGTTATGAAACCTTCCCAGAAATGTTTGATGAAAGTTATGATAATGAACGTGACCTCAAGAAACGGTTTGCTATCATTGTTAGCAACCTAGAACAATGGCATCAATTAACGCACGAAGAAAAGGTCGAGAAGTACAATAGTGTTAGACCTAAACTGTTACGCAACTTTCAACTATTTAAAAACTCGATTGGGACATTTGAACGGGATACGGTAAACGTGTTGGGTCAGTTGTCCTCTCATGGTGTTGAGATTCATTAGATGTCTAGGTATTGGTCTAAGGGGGCAGATATAAAAAGTGGTAGCGTTCATATCACGGAATTTGAACGTGTGTTTGTTAAAGAATTACAACTACAAATGCCAAGTGATTGCGTTTTGGTAAATTCTACATGGTTTTCTCTCCCAGAAAATGTAGAAGATATGAAACAATGGTTAAGTCCCATGATAGATACAGATGGGCCTTTTCATCCAAAAGTGTTATTGTACTCTGGCATGGATTGGGAAAATGAGACATGCGTGGAAACAGCGAGACAGGCGCATCTGTGGTTGCGAAAACACTTTCAAGTAATTGACATTGGTAATACTGGTAAAGGTCATTATTTTAGTTTCTGGATGTCTTTTATTCACAAACACCTTGACACCTTCTTTGATCCGTGTTATACTGAGATACCACGGATCAGGAAATACTTCATGTGTTTGAATCACCAACCGCATGCTCACCGCATCCAATTGCTTAATCTATTTCACCGAATCGGTTGGTTTAAGAAGGCCATTATTTCTGCTGTGATACCACACGAGGAATATGATTTTCCAAATCCTGTCATCCTCAAGGAAAACAGAGACCCCCGTATCATGGAGAAAGCCATGCCTTGGGAGATTGTCAACGAGAACCACCTAGCGAATGATATCATTTCTCTTGGTGATCCTATTTACTGGAACTCTCATTTTTGTACCGTTATCACGGAGAGTGTTTTGCACAGTGATGTGTTTTTGAGTGAAAAGACTTTTAAACCAATGATAGGATTGAGACCGTTTATTATTTATGGTGATGTTGGGATAAATGCGAAACTCAAGGAACTTGGGTTCGATACGTTTGAAGACTTATTCCCGTTATCGCATAGAACAGACTTCAACATCCCTAGTGACCGCCACCTGTTCATTAAAGATGACCTCCTAAATCTAATGAATAAATATACCATTGAAGATTTAGAGGATTTGTATCGTAGTTTGGAAGACAGGTTAATGCATAACAGAAAACGAGTTCTTGAGGTTATAAATGAGAACTACACAGCAATCACGGAGATTAGTAAATTATGACAAAAATTGGTTTTATTGGGTTTGGAAAACTGGGCAAACCTTGCGCTGAGGTCATTGCAAAAAAAGGTTTCTCGGTTGATGTTTATGACACATCAGATGTTACTAGTCAGTGGTGTACTGTCACCGATTCAATTGAAGCGTGTGTCAAAGATAAGACATTTGTTTTTGTGGCAGTACCTACTCCGCATGACCCAGCTTACGATGGTTCAACGCCAACAAATCATTTGCCGCCTAAAGATTTTAATTATGATACCGTAAAAGAAGTTGTTGCAGAAGCAAACGCGCATATGTACGACTACCAGACGTTGGTTCTCATTAGTACCGTATTGCCTGGCACTGTTAGACGAGAGGTAGTTCCTCTTATTACAAATACCAAGTTTATTTACAACCCATACTTGATTGCTATGGGAACTGTTGCGTGGGATATGGTAAATCCAGAAATGGTAATGATAGGCACAGAAGATGGGCTAGAGTCACCAGAATCACACGAACTCATGTACTTCTATAATCAGATTATGGAAAATGAACCCAGATATGAAGTGGGTACTTGGGATGAGTGTGAGTGTATTAAGGTGTTCTATAATACATTCATTAGTGCCAAGATTGGTCTTGTAAATATGATACAGGATGTTGCAGAGAGACAGGGCAACATTAATGTTGATGTTGTTGCCAATGCCTTGCGAGATAGTGGTCAAAGAATCATGGGCCCAAGTTATATGAAGCCTGGAATGGGTGATGGTGGTGCTTGTCACCCGCGAGATAATATCGCACTTAGGCACATGGCGCAAGAATTGAATTTGGGGTATGACCTATTTGCTGAAATAATGAAAGCCAGAGATATACAAGCACAGAATATGGCCAACGCGATTACCAAACATGGAAATAGAATTGCCTTTACTTCAGACTCATATAAACCAGATGTACCATACACAAATGGTAGTTATAGTTTATTAGTACAGTTTTATGTATCATCACAGAGGAAACATTGGGTGGTTACTATGAACGATAGTCCAGATGTTATAGTAAAGGTACACGCAACCGATATCATACCAGAGGATTTCGCAGGAATCATATTTGACCCTTGGAGAACCGAATCTGGTGAAAATGTAATTCGATACGGAGACACTAGAAATGGATAAAGAACAGAAATCTTGGCATCAAAAAAACATCGATGAACAGAAAGATATTGCCTCTAAAAGAGAAGCCGTAGAGAAAGCAAAGAAGGAGAAGGAACTAGACCGCAAATTGAAAAAGATGCGAGAACGAGACCCCTTTATTTATGACTAGATTAGTTGGATATGGATGTTCTAATACTGCCGGTGATGAGTTAACAGACCACTTGATTCTTAAAACAACTGCACAAAAACTGGATATGGTCAAGAGAGAAATCAGGGGTGATAGGAACCTCGAGCGATTGTTTCTGCATCAGTCGCAGCCAGGCGGCAGCGTCCAGACGGTATGGGAATACCTGTACCACCACTTTGGGTTTCAATATGACCCCCGTTTAGACGGAATGGGTATCACTGACCCATACGCCTGGCAGTCAGTTGATACCGCTGATGATTGGGCATCTAAGTTCCCAATGCAAGTGGAACCCTATAGTCGTTCTTTGACTTGGGTTAGACATTTAGCTGAACATGGCGGATACACCCAATATATGAACAGGGGTCAAGGTGGCGGTTCGGTGGAAATGTGTCTTTATTATTTACAAACAGACCTAATGAGTGGAGCGGTGAATCCGGCAGAAGACAAGATTGTCGTGCAAGTACCACACCCATACAGGTGGTTGGGTATGGACTTTGATGGAGACACATACACCATCCGCCCCAATGACTTAATGTATAAGACTCCGATTGACCCCAAACAACCAGACGAATTGAACTTCTATACGGTAAGTTATAGATACTGCACTGCACTCAAACATCTGAAAATGTTGGGTGCCGAGTTATTCTTTATACATCAATCACCACAAGCACTAAGAAGGGATGTGCTAGAAGACAATCCGGTTGGGTTGAGCAGTGGCCCATACTCCGGCAGTTTGCCATATCGTTTGGTACAACATCAATGGGAGTGGGTATTCGATAATGCGGTTGATTATAATAAGGATCTGCCAACCGCAGATATCAGTGGCAACTCAGAACGAGGCGCTGAGGGAAGCGTACATGGAGGTGGTCATTATATTGCCGAGTTGCAGAAAGAAATTGGGATGAGTTTATCGCAGATGCCTCAGCTGAGGGCGGCATAGTGAATCACTTTGTTATTGATGCTAAACTGACAGAAGACCAAAAGGAAACATTGGGGCATCTCGCTAAGAAACACGAACAAGAGTTTCATTTACATAAGGATAAAACGGGTATAGACTACACCCACTTAGATATTATGATACTCAATGATAACCCTGTTGCCGACAAAGTGGCAGAACAGTTTAGTGTCAAACCGAATAGGGTTAGTCTGATGAGGGTAGCTCCCAATGCTACAATAGTACCTCATGTAGATGGAAAAGATTATCAACGACTGTCTGCTATCGTGTTCCCTATTTTACCTGTCATGGAAGACTTCACTCCAACGTCTTTCTACCATGCTGGTAATGGGAATAAAAAATATTCACATTCATCTGAGTGTTATGCTTTTGATACCCAACAAATGCATGGCGTTGAAAATAATGATAACTATAGACTCTCGCTCCAACTTTGGTACGATATGTCACTGACTGAATTGAAGGAGATGATTATATGATACAATGGGGAATTAGTGCTGGTACACACGATGCGTCTATATCAGTAATACAAAATAACAAAATACTCTTTGCTTCTCACAGTGAGAGGTTTAGTGGTATAAAGAATGATGCCTTTCTTAACCCATCAATAGTAGATTATGCTTTACAATACGGCGAACCTGCCGAAATATGTTGGTACGAGAACCCATACTTGAAGGCCGCGAGAAAAATATATGCCGGTCAGAAACGAGTATGGTTTAATCCCAGAGAATACCTCAAGAAGTTTGGTTTGACTGCGCCTGTAGTTTATGCCACCCACCACCAATCACACGCCGCTGGCGGTTACTACACCTCGCCGTTTCCCTCTGCGGCGACTCTAGTGATGGATGCCATAGGTGAGTTCACTACATCTTCTATATGGGGTGATGGGTTGAAAAAACTATGGAGTTCTTCATACCCACGTTCCGTTGGATTGTTCTATTCTGCAATGACCGCGAGGATTGGTCTCAAACCAAACGAAGACGAATATATTCTTATGGGTATGTCTGCTTATGGTGACCCTTGGAGATTCTTTGATTCAATCAAGGCCGAGATATGTGATGCCAAGTCTTTGCATCGTGGATGTATGTGGTGGAACCCAGACTTAAAGGAAGAAGATTATTTTGATGTCGCTGCATCCACTCAGGTGATATATGAACTGATATTTAGAAAGATGCTTGAAGAGACACAGAAGTTAACTCGAAACTCCAATTTAGTTTTTTCTGGTGGATGTGCTTTGAATTGTTTGGCTAACCGACACATACGCCAGTATTTTGACAACCATTGGATTATGCCTAATCCCGGCGATGCTGGGTCTAGTATTGGTGCAGTAGCTGCTCGCAACAAAACTCGGATAGAGTGGGATACGCCTTATCTTGGATATGATATAAAGGGGGCATATCCAATCGATGATATGTTACGGGAATTGAAAGACAACAAGATAGTCGGTGTTGCGAATGGCAAAGCTGAGTTTGGCCCAAGGTCGTTGGGTAATCGTAGTCTTCTTGCAGACCCCCGTGGGCAGGAGATGAAAGTTCTTGTTAACAAGATAAAGAAGAGACAGGAGTTCAGACCATTTGCGCCAGTGATACTACAGGAAGATGTGCATAAATATTTCAAAGTTAACAGGAGATTTAAATCACCATACATGCAAGAAATAGTTGAATGCAGGAACCCAGAATTATTTCCTGCTATCGTACACAAGGATGGTACTAGTAGGATACAGACGGTAAACTCAGAACAACACAGCGGATTGGCACAACTTTTGAGAAGGTGGAAGGCGGAAGGTAATCACCCAATCCTCTTGAACACGAGTCTAAATATTAAAGGACAACCAATGGTTAATACTGAGGTTGATGGGAAAGAATTTACAGAAAAGTATGGAGTTAAAGTGTGCGTAGGATAAAATATCATGGAGGTGAACAGATTGAGGTAGATGCTTTGCATTTTTATGGGTGTTCATATGTTGCAGGGCAAGAGTTATTGGACAGTGAAATACCAGACCCAATGCAGATTAGTGATAAGGAGATGTCACTTCAGCCGGGCGAGAAACAGGCCGACTATTATAGGAGAAGACTTCAACGAGAGTTGCAATGGATTAAAAAAATTAAGTTGGAAAAACAACAGGCATGGCCTGCTCATATGTGTGAGGTATTGAAGGTGATGTGTTTTAATCATGCATCACACGGTTCTTCAATGACGCAGATGAAGGCGAATATTGTACAACATATTATGGAAGACAAGTATGACAAGGAAACGGAAGCTATAGTTGTTGGGTTGACTGCCATCGACAGAGAAATGGTTTGGGCTTCCGAAGAGAACCAAGTACATGGATCGGGTAAGATTGGTGTGGCTAGGAGTATGGTAGTAGCTCTAAATTATGAGAGGGCAGGTTATCAAGACTTTTCTAGAACCTACATTCAGTTGAAGACGGACTTTCACAATCTTTGGAATTATATGCATGAACTTTGGAATATAATTAATATATGCGAAATGAATGGAGTGAGGGTTTACTTTGTGCCTATGTTGTATCCATTCAACCTAACGTGGTATTCAAAATCATATGATATAGATATAATCAACCCAGAATACCATGAACAGCTGCAATTCCTAGAATCAAAAATAGATAAGTATGTCTTAGAAGGGATGAAAGTTGACCCTCTAGGGGCCAACATAATATCGCATTTACCAAGGGGCCATCCATGCGCCGAAAGTCACAAAAGATATGGCGTTAAGGTCGGTAACAAGTTAGCACTATGACCAATAATATAATTAAGTTCCCCACGAAACTAAAGTGGGAACCAACTGGATATAGAATAAACCTATACACGGAAGAGGATATCTACATAGTTCTTTTATGTCTTAACATATCCGATGATCTAGATGACCCCAAGAAATGGGTTAGGAAAGATCTACGCACTCTAGAACCAGAATTCGTCATAGGCAAAATGGACGAATGTTTGGACAACCAAGTATTATCCGAAAAAATCAAAAAAACCATTCGTAGAATCATGTCCTCAGCCGAGGTCGTGCCTTTGTCTGCGCTTTACAACTAGGGAGAGTCTATGTAATCACACTCTTTGTGATGGAGTATTTTTTCAACCAACCATCTAGAGGAACACCCCACATGGCAAGACGCAAAACAAACCCCAACCTTACCGTAATTGAGAATTATAATTCCGATGCCCAAACGGTAAAACAAAAATCAACACTAAAAATGCGGGTTGATGATTTAGTCACAATTGATGCACTCACTGAAACACAAGGACTGTTTTTATCTGAGTATACACGAGATGCCAAGGCGATGTTATTACATGGATGCGCTGGAACAGGTAAGACATATATTGCACTGTACAGAGCTTTAGAAGAAGTTTTAACGCGAGGAAATCCATACAAGAAAGTAGTTATAATCCGTTCTGCGGTTCCGTCCAGAGAGATAGGACACCTGCCAGGCGATGAAACGGAAAAGACGGCAGTCTACATGCAACCTTATATCGACATGTGTGCCGACTTATTCCCCACCAAACAACAAGCATTCCAGAGATTAATCGAACAAAAACATATTGATTGGATGATAACCTCTTTTGTCAGGGGTATTACATTGGACAATGCAGTAATCATTGTCGATGAATGCCAGAATATGAATGATATGGAGATTAACTCAATTATCACCCGCGTAGGCCACAACAGTAAAATCATATTTTGCGGTGATTTTCGACAGACTGACCTATACAAACGAGGCGATATGAGTGGATTGCAGAAATTCATGATAATTGCTGATAATATGCCCTCTTTTCGGACATTTGAGTTCGGGACAGATGATATCGTGAGATCTGACCTAGTAAAAGAGTATCTGATTGCATTAATTAAATACGAGGAGGAATATGGGACATAAAAGGCGAAAAAAGACTTGACAACTGCCTGAATAGCTGTTATAATGGGTACATAAATTAGAGAAAGAGAGATTATGTTTACCCATATTACTGAAAAGCACACCTTCCCCCGTCTGATACGGGAGACCCATGACGGGAAAAGGTGTTATATGACGGACTCCGGTGATAGATACCCCTCTATCACCACCGTTTTAGGCCATAAGACTGCGCCCTCTATACAGAAGTGGCGCAAATATGTCGGAGAAGAAGAGGCGGATAAGATATCCCGCCAGGCTTCAGTTCGCGGCACAAAAATTCATGCTCTGTGCGAGGATTATGTCCTCAATCAAAGAACCGAAGTCACCCAACGAAATAGAATGTCTATTGTAGAACTCCAAATGTTTAAGGACATGAAGACCTACATCGACAGGGTTGACAATATCCATTGCGTGGAACAATTCCTATACAGTGACCATCTACGGTTGGCTGGACAGGCAGACCTTATCGCTGAATTTGATGGTAAACTATCCATCATTGACTTTAAGACATCTGGTAAGATAAAAAAGAAATCTTATATCAAGAGTTACTTTGCTCAGTGTGCTGGTTATGCCATCATGTTTGAGGAAAGAACAGGCATTCCTATTGACCAATCAGTGATTATCATTGGGGTTGCTAATGAAGACCCACAATTGTTCGTAGAAAAACGTGATAACTATACAGACTATTTGTTAGAATGTAGAGATTATTATGAAGAAACTGCTTGACATTTGCTTGGATATGAGGTATTATACCTTATAAATAACTAACACTCGATGAAACAAGTCGAACGGTCATCAAGACGGGAGTGCGAATCTCCCCGCCTCCACCATAAGGGCATTTGTAAGTCACAATGGTGTCCTTATGATGGGGGCGAATAGGTATCGATTGGGGCTAATTAGGTGCGTGGAGAGTTCGGTGAGGAAGCTACCGTGAACGCAACAAAACTATAAATGCAGAAGATAACTTTGCACATGAGAATTACGCTATAGCGGCGTAGTCGCTCGGGGTTCTTGAGACAGTTCCTAGCAACAGAATACTGTTTCTTTTTATCTCCCTAAGAGAAGGATAAAAAATGAATCTGTTTTTAAGTAACATAGTACTTGTATCACTTTCATTATGGCCTGTTACTGCAACACAGACAAGTGTTGAAGAGGTAGTTCAACAAGAGATTACTTTAAGTCCCGAAACAGAAATTGTTTTAGACAAGAAGGAAATCAATTGTCTTGCAGTTAACATGTATCACGAGGCTAGAGGAGAAAGTACTGAGGGACAACTCGCAGTGGCTTTCGTGACTCTCAATCGAATGGAGAGTAAATCTTATCCCGATTCGGTTTGCGGAGTTGTTTATCAAGGTAGACACAAACCTTCTTGGAAGGATGAGGCAATACTGGTTCCTATAAGATGGAGGTGTCAGTTCAGTTGGTACTGTGATGGCAAACCAGACATTGTACGCGACACAGATTTGTTTAATGAAATGGTGCATTTGTCAATTGATGTTTGGCGGGGAAGACACGAAGATATGACAGACGGAAGTTTGTTCTATCATGCTGATTATGTACAACCATCATGGGCAAAAAGTATGGTAATGGTAACACAAATAGATAGACACATGTTTTATAGAATGGCAAACTAAAATGGATGAAGCTCATAACTTTATAGTTACAGGTGGATGCGGATTTATCGGTTCGCATTTGGTAGAGGCATTGGTCTTACACGGACAGAATGTTTTAGTAATCGATGATATGCGTAAAGGTGATTACAAGATAGACTACAAGAATGTAGAGTATCTCCACCAAGATGTTGCCACTGCAATCCCGATAGGAAAATACGATGCAGTATTTCATTTAGCTGCAACACCCAGAATTCGTTATTCTCAAACAGACCCCTTTGGTACAATTACAAATAACATTAATTCAACTATGGTAGTTGCCGAGTATGCGAGAAGAGAAGGAATCCCCTTGTTTTTCGCTGCCTCTTCTAGTACCCAGTTTGTTCACCACCAATCAAACCCATACACGTTCTCCAAGACTGTCAGTGAGGAAATCTTACAACTATACCATGAACAATATGGTCTTGATTATCACATGATGTTTTTCTATAATGTGTATGGGCCAAGAGAGGCTGACTACGGTGAGTACAGTACCGTTGTTCGGGCATTTAAGAAATGCGTGGAAACCGGAAAACCGCTCAGGGTATTTGGTAGTGGTAATAAAACACGCGACTTCACACATATCCATGATGTTGTAGATGGTATGATGAAACTGTTGACCACAAAGAACAAACCAAGAGAAGTCCATTTTGGTTCTGGAAACCCTCACAGTATACTGGAGATTGCAAACGCATTTAATCACTCCAAGATACACGAGTTTGATAAGCCAGGCGAGGCAGAGGCGACAGAGTGTTTGAGACCTTATATCGAATCTCAGTATGACGTTATTCGATATATTGAGAATTGGAAGAATGATTTTGATGAAGAAAAGATTTTAAGAAATATAGATAACGAATTTAATAATGTGGATGAGAAGTATGCCAAAATTGATAGTAGACAATGATATGCAAAAGACCGAAACAGTAAGTGACCAATTCCTTATTACTAAGGAGTTTAAGAGTTCCTCCGATTTTTCCCAACATATAGAAAAGAAAGCCGTCAGTGGTGGAAACTATATTGATGTTCTCGTAGAGTATTGTACGAAGAATGGAATAGAAATCGAGAGTGTTAAGAAACTCCTTACTGCCTCCCTGAAAGAAAAAATCAAAGCAGAAGCAATAGACCTCAATTTGGTCAAAGGTGAGAAGTCCTGTAAGTTGCCACTGTGATGGAACCCTTTGAAGTTTACAAACTGTACCTTGCTATTAAACTTCACTTCACTACCAAGTCGTATGATGTAGTAAAGTACAAGGGGAAAGTCAGAGTCAAACAAGAAACCTTTCAGAAACGCAAAGACATGGTTTCCATAAAGAAGTTGGCTAGGGATTATAAACGCGAAGAGATTATTGATTTCTTAGTGGCTAATTTTGTCTCTGGTGAAAGATGGGGTGGAATGTTCGATGTAGGGGCATCCAAACGATACGAAGATTGGAAGATAAAAAAGACACAACGGGAATATCTTTTCAAGGGAGATGTTTCAAAGATACTACTGGAGATGGAGATACAGAAAGTTTCGCCTTTTTATGAAATAAATGGAAAACAGGGCTTGACTTTTCGTCTGTACTATGGTAGAATGATCAACATTGAGACTCTTGTTATATTAGATAAGATTTTCAATTTTGTAGGGGAGACTGACGATATTTTATTAGAAGATGTTGTACTACTAGTGAAGAAGTATCGTCCGTTTCTAAGAGTGACTGACACTATGCGTGAAGTCGCAAAACAGCTTGCTCAACCTGTATAAATAGGAGTGTACATTATGATGAGTGAGTCAAATATTTCCAACGATAGAGATAGACGTATTAGGAGAGTTCCTAGTGATAATAAAACTAGACTTGACAAATACAAACATCTTATCTATGATGAGGAGGTATATGAGTCTGATGAATTCATGGATGATTTAGACAAAAAAAGTAAAATACAACGCAAACAGAAACCAAACTAACGGGGATGCTCCCCAACACAATGCATACTACGGAGAACAAATAATATGTCATTTAATTCAATAGAAGATCTACGCAAGTCGCGTGGCAACATGGACACTCTCATGTCTCAAGTCGAGAAGATGTCTGCTACCAATACTCAGTCGAAAGACGATGGTAACGAATGGAAACCAACGGTTGACCAAGCTGGCAATGGGTACGCTGTAATCCGATTCCTGCCTCCAGCAAAAGGTGAAGAAATTTACTGGGCAAGACTCTGGACACATGGATTCCAAGGGCCAACGGGTAAGTGGTATATCGAAAACTCTCTTACAACACTACAACAACAAGACCCTGTTTCTGAATTGAACAGTGAATTGTGGAATAGTGGTGTTGAGTCTAATAAGGATGTTGCTCGTAAACAAAAACGCCGACAGTCTTTCTATTCCAACATTGTTGTTGTGAAAGATCCTTCCAACCCTGCGAACGAAGGTAATGTTTATCTTTATCGTTATGGTAAGAAAATCTTTGATAAGATTCAAGACTTATTGAAACCCGAATTTGAAGACGAGACTCCAGTAAATCCTTTTGATTTCTGGGAAGGTCGTAACTTTAAACTGAAGATTCGCCAAGTTGAAGGATTCCGAAACTATGACAAGTCAGAGTTCGAGCAAAACGCATCGCCAGTCGCTGCTGATGATGCGATAGAAGCATTGTGGGCAAATCAAAACTCTCTCCAAGAGATTGTTGACCCTGCCAACTTCAAGTCTTATGATGAACTCAAGACTAAGTTGAACATGGTTCTTCATGGTGCAAGTCGCGTCCCACCCACTATTGCCTCTCAAACAGGTGATATTGAGGATGACATATTTGCACAGAAGACAGTCATGCCGACTGCTGAAACATCTGTAGTATCGAATGTTTTAGATAGTGGTAAGACTGATGATGATGATGCAATGTCCTACTTTGCGAAACTCGCTGACGATAGTTAATATCTAGTGGTGTAATGCTATTGGGGGCGTCCATAAATATAGGGCGTCCCCTTTTTTATGTGGTAAATTATGGATGTAATTATATTCGGCGGCCAGTTAGAAGACATCGCTGGGTCAATAGATAAGAAATTCGATTCTAAGAACATATCAATTAGACGGTCTTCTGGCGGGCATAAGATTGCCACGTTTCTGCGGCAGAATGGATATGAAGTCGATGTAGTAGATTATGTCCATCGATGGACAATAGAACAACTCAAAGAGTATCTTGAACCAAGGGCAAAGACATGTAAGTTTTTTGGTTTTGGTTCAACATTCTTTTTAGACAGTCCCATTGTTATGGAACTGATTGCGTGGTTGAAAAAAGAATACCCACACATACCACTCGTAGCTGGCAGTCAAAATGATAGTATGCGTAGTCTCAATGTAGATTGGTATATCTATGGTTACGGCGAATATGCCATATTGGAATTGTTGAAACACTTTGAGGGTGGGCCAGAACCTACTCACATACTCAATACAATAAATGCATACACCAAGTACAAGTCTTATCCCAAAGATGATTTAACAGTAACTTACCAAGAGAATGATTTCATACAACCCAGAGAAATAACTTTGATAGAGTTTGCTCGTGGATGTAAGTTCAAATGCAAGTTTTGTAGTTTTCCTATTCTGGGGGTGAAGGGTGATTACTCAAGAACCGCGCAGAGTGTTTATGATGAGATGTCAGAGAACTATGACAAGTGGGGCACTGAACATTATATTGTGTTGGACGAAACCTTCAATGATAGCAGTGAGAAGATTCAGAAGTTTGCTGATGTCATAGAGAAACTTCCCTTCCAACCAAAGATGACTGCCTATATCAGAGGAGATTTGATTGCCTCTAAACCAAGGGATTGGGACAACCTAATACGAATGGGAATTACTTCTCATTTTTATGGCATAGAAAGTTTTAATCACAAGGCCGCTAAATCTGTAGGTAAGGGAATGCAGACGGGTAGAATACAAGATGGTCTCTTAGAGGTCAAGGAGTACTTCCAGAAGAATGCCGGTTTCTACAAAGGTCACATGTCATTAATCGCTGGTCTACCATACGAGACTATCGACAGTCTACGAGAAACAACGAGATGGTGCAGTGAGTATTGGAGTGACCAAAGTTATCACATGAACGTGTTGATGATAAAGTTATTGGGTACAGCGCCTACGCTGAATCACAGTTCAGAATTTGATATGAATTGGAAGGATTACGGGTACAGAGAGGGGACATTCCCTAATCAGGATATAAACTGGGATAAGAGTCCTAATCCCTACTACAAGTGGTTGTACGACTACTTGGCGAGTTGTGGCGACTACATTCAGTGGGAGAACGACTACGCCACGATGTTTGATTGTTTCAAGTTCTGTGTAGAAGAATTCAGTCAGGCGAAACTAAAAAACATCATTGACCCATTCATGTATGATAAGTTTTTCATTGACCCCAGTGTACAATGGAATGATTTTATGGACAAGGAAGATATGCAACGCCGAGAGAGTTTTATACTAGACCACGCTGACAGTTACATCCAAAAGAAACTTAAGCATTCATAACACCTCTAAGTCGTTCGTCAGTCATGTGGTTGCTGGTATCCTTGTACACGGCAATAATTTGCGCGTCAGGTTTTACTACTGCACCACCGCCACCAGTTCCACCAGTTCCATTCCCACCGTTTGCCGCAAACTGGGCGTTCTGTTGTTCCATTTCACTTTGCGCGGTTGCCGCGTTAGTCTGTGCCCCAGCGATTGTTACCGCAGATTTTGTGTTTGGCGCAGGCGTTATCTCTGGTGAAGCAACACTACTGCCACTAAGTTGCGGTGACATTTTCGATGTTCCATCTTCATTGTGAGTCGCGCCGTGTTCATCATCCCACGATTTCTGATTGGATGCCAGTTCATTTTTTCGTGTTTCTGCACCAAATGTAAACGTACCGGCCTCTGTTGGTCTTGCATCTACTGTACCATCATCACCGGACATACCATCTATTAATCTTTGTATTGCCTCGGCCGCATAGTCTTTAATTTGCCCGTAGTTAGCAAGATATCCAGATGTCTCTTGGTTTTTCAAATCGATATCATGCGGAAGTCTTTCATCCTTATCTTTGGCGTCAGGGTTACCGTAAATATCATTGTACATATCTCTGGCCAAGAGGCCAATGTCAAGTGGCATGCCTGCAACAGATGGCAGGAATATTCCAGCACCCTCTGCCATCGCGCCCTTCATATCACCATCAAACAGTCTTTTTATTGACATGCCTGCCCCTGCGAGAGCGCCCACGGCAGGCACCATCTTTGCTCCGAAAGTTGCAAGTCCTTTAACTGCAGCTTTGGCCAGTCTTGCTGCTGGGATTTTTTTAATCACATCTCCCGCCACCTTTAACTTTGGAATGTTAGCCAGTGCGGCCGCTTCCTTATTTACCTTAAACCGCATATCGGGCCTTCCACCCTTCGTCAATGGCCCAGCTGGCGGTTTTGGGGCCTTGGGTGTGCCGCTGCCATCCAGAAGGGAAGCAACCCCCTTAACGGCCGCAGCAGTCCCCTTAACGGCCGCAGGAGTTGCTTTAGCGGCGTTTACTAACCCCTTCCCACCAGCAACGGCTGCCTTTACCACGAATTTTGTTCCCCCGCCGGCTATGTTAGTGACCAACTTGGCGCTCATTACTGCGAGTCGCGTCTTCATGCTGTCTTCTACATCGTCCAACTTTTTCTCTACGGCCTCATCCAACCCATCAAATGCCTCACCTGTCTTACCACCACTGAAATCCAACCCCATCGCCATCAGACCAGCAATGCCTCCGATACCGGCGGCCATTTTGCCCTTACCCGCCATAGTCGTTTGGCCACCCTTAACTTCTTGTTGCGGGGGTTTAACTGTTTCCACCTTCTCCGCCTTTGAAACCAGTGCAGTCGTATTGATCACAGTGGCAAGCGTATTCTTTTTGATATCCTCCAAGACATCTATAATATCTTTGTTGTTACCAAGGTTCTCCGGCAACGAAGAAACTGCGCCGCCAGCGGTCACTGGGGTAGTAGCGCCTTGGCCGGCAGCTACTCCATTCCCAGTTGGGAATTGTCTCACGTTATCATTGCTACCAATAGAATTAGATTGTCTCTGTTGTGGGCTACTCGACATTGCCGAAGCAATGCCATATCCGGCAGCGGCCTTGCCAACAGTTCCCGCAGCTCGCAATCCGCTTTTCGCCACACCAGCCCCTGCTCTGAGTGCCATGGCTCCTACTCTACCCATTCCCATTAGTAGTGGTAACATTTCTTTATCCCCATTTGTTTTGTTTCATGCTGTCCGCTTTCTTTTTTAGATGTTGGACTAACATTGCAATATATACTTGCCTTTCCCACGGAATCCAACTCTCTATTTCTGATAAACTGTATTTATGTTCTTGCATCAATAAAAAGTTGGTCTTGAAGTAATTCTCTAAGTTCTCGTGAAAAAGGCTTATACGAAAAAATCGTAGTACCCATTTAAGTACGCTGTGTTTTCCTTTTCACAACTTGCACATTTGTATTCAATAGTATTTTCTATCACTGGCATCGTTTCAAAAAAGTTCTTTATGTGAACAAATTGTTCCGATGTAAGGTTGTTGACGAACTCTTCCCTCTCTTCAGGGTTTAACGCATCCTCATCAAGAATAACATCACCGTAATAAATCTTTTCTATACACTTTTCTGCGACCCTGTAAATATCATTTTCTGTCTCAGACTTACCAAGTTCTGCAAGTTCAGTCGCAGTTGGGTATCGCATTTCCAATGATATATCTTCCGCGATACTAAATTCTTTTGAATGACCCTCGGTCTTGTTCAGTTTAAAAGCATCCAGACTGAGGTCAACATCCATTGATTTCTCACAGTGGCCGCAGACTAGTCTTATATTCACGGTGTCTGATATTGAAACTTT